GGACAAATTTACTCATCTTTTAGTTCAATCAAATCTAAACGATCTATTTCCTTAGGAGTATACTTTAAGCCACCTCTAACTTTTGCTAACGCTTTTTTAATTTCGTTTTCTAAATCGTAAACCTCGTTTAGCTTGGTAACTAAAATGCTTTCTTGTTCGTATAGTGTCATTTTCCCGAATCCTTTAGGTAATTTAAATGTTGCCATTTCTTATAATTAATAATTTTTTCAAATAAATAGCACAATCAAGTGCCTCTTCGTATGCATGGTTTAGCCACATATCTTGTGTTAAATCAGTACGATCCATAGTTGTACCATATGTTTCAACTCCTTTGAGTTCTCTGGCTTTTATGTCGTTTATTACTTGTTCGGTTACTTGGCTCATTAAAATACTTTGTTTTTTATTATTCGTTTGTTGTGTACTCTAAACTCTCCGCTCTTATCTTTCTCTAATATTGCAAAACCTTGATTGTACTGGTCTGTGTGTTTACAATATTCGACATTTGGATGCATTAAATGCCCAGTTGTCCAACAAGTAAATATTTCTCCGTCAAACTGGTTTTTAGTCGTGTATTCGCTTGTTCTATGAACATGAGATGCTATTGCTGACTGCTTTACTCTATCGTATAAAGTTTTGGCTGGACTTACTCCAGAACCTCTTCTAAATGTAGTATCTCCGTGTATTATTGGTAAATGTCCGAATTTAACATGGTCTAAATTCTTTAACGGCTTAATGTTAAAAGTATTTAATTGTAAAATATCTTCTATCTCAAATAACTGCAAACTCAATAATTCTGGTGCTTTTGTTCGCATATAGCGTTCGTAGCGGAACTCATGGTTTGCATCTAAGTTGTAGTAAATAGTAATATTTTGGAACGACTTTCTTATATAAGCTAACATCTCAATAATAGCCTCATGCTCTTCGTCAAACTTTCTTACTCTTGGATCTTTTTGGAAATCGCTTAATTGGTAAAAGTCAACTAAATCGCCATTGATAAATAGCGTGTCAATCCCTTCCTTTGTTAAGTAATCAAATGTAATATCTATTGCTTTAGGGTCGTGGAATGGGACTTGCAAATCACTAATAAAACCCATTTTCTTTATTGCCACCGGCAAATTGAAAATCTGCTTTTCTTCAACCCATGTAGGAGGCTGAACAAAGTTTGCTGAATGTCTTGTAAACTCATCAACAAATTTAGTATTAGTTAATTGTTTCTTAGCAGTAGAACCAAGTTTGCCTCTGTAATATCTAATTAAGGCTCGGATTTGCTCGGAGTTGTCAAAATGGTTCTTGTTCTCTTTGTAGATTAGAGAAGCTAAAGTGTGTGATGGCATCCATTGAGGATACTTTTCTAAGTAGTCAAGAATTATCTTGCCACTCATTGTTGTTTTCATTCCAGCCATTATTTTCGGTTTTTTGGTTATGCCATACTTTCACGAATCAAATCCGCTTCAGCTTCTCTCCTAACGACAAGGCCGTCAAGGCCGCGCCCTTCCCACAATCTTTTGCTCTTTTCAATCTGTTCTGCTATCCCTTCGTAGTCTTGTTTAGCCACTAATTCAACGATTGCTTTCATTTCCTTTCTGCTTTCTCCGTCTAACTTTGCTCCTCTGTTATAAACCATAGAAACTAAAGCACCTCTTGTGTCTTCGTTTAAACTATCTAACTCTGGGTAAATCTTTTTAGTCAATGCGTAGTACTTAGGTATTGACTTCTTAACGAAAACATCATATGCCATATTGTACGGAATCACAACATTAAGTACCTCGCCCCTTAACATTGTCTTAACTATTTCGCCTTTAACTCCGCAGAATCTTTTAAGTGCGTTTAAGAAGTTTAGGTTTAAACCTTGCCAATCGCTAAAGAACTGCTTTTCGGTTACATAACCCAAGTCGTAGCCAATACCAATAGTGCACCCCGAATCGCCACCCGCCCAAATTGGCTTTTGGTAGCGTTTTTCGTACACCGCACGACCGCCTATCTCGTGCTGAATAATAAGTTCAATTGATTTTCGGCCAATCATCTTTTATAACAAATGTTTAGCAAAGATACTTACTAACACAATCCAAAGTACAACACCAAATGCAAATGCTTGTTTTTCGTTTTTTTTCATAGTTACTTGTTTGAGAATTTATCAATAGAAGTAGAACCCATTGCAGCCACGCAAATAGCCATAACTGCGTTTACAATATTGTCCGAAAGTGCAATACCTTTAATTGCGTTAAGCAAAAGTGTTACACATAAAAAGAACGCACTCAACAAGGCGATAACTCGCTTTGTAGAAATACTTCCTCGCTCGTCTGATAGTAAGTTGGCTATCCATTTTGACATATTAGAATTTTTTATAAAAACCTAAACTATATTGGTTAGTTGTTGCGTTTAGCAAAAATAAGCCTTTTTTAGGGGTATAATATCCTAAGCCAACTCCTAGCCCTAATTTGTTGTCAAATGCCCTTAAATCGGTTAAAAAGCCTAAATAAATGGCATTCTTATCCTTTTTGGTTATAGTCGTAGTATTGTAAATCGTTTTATAGGCAATTTCAGCCTTAAATGCTCTATTTATAATTTTGTTCTGGGAAATAGAATCTTGTATATAAAACTTGCTTGAATCTTGGGTAATTGTGTCCTTATATACCCTTGTTGCGTAGTAATCGCTTAAAACTTGTATCGTGTCGTGGATAAAGATTGAATCTTCTAAAACTCGGTAAATCTCAAATGGAATGTCTTTACCTTTCTTGATCTTTACTATTGTGTCCTTAGAGTAAACAGTATCAATTTGTGTAACTATGATTGGCTCGTTGCCTATGTACTTTGACTTGTCAAATATGAAAAATATAAGAACGGCTATTAAAAGTGTGATAATAACCGATTTCATTATTTTTTCTTTTTAAGTTGCTTATGCAAAGCCACCACACCAGTCGCAATACCAACCAATCCTGCAGTAATCTGCACTAATGGCACAAAATTACCAATACTAATTAATGCTCCAGAAACGCTTAATATTACACTCAAAATCGGTTGGTTTGTGTCGTGGTGGTTCATCTTAATTCTCTTTTACTTCTTCTTTAGGTGCTTGTTCTTGAGCCGCCTTTTGTAAGATGTTTAAAATAGGTTGAGCATACTTAAAAGGAGTTTCCAATAAGATAGCTTCTAATTGTTGTAATTGTTCGTTGCTTAATGTCATATGATTATTTTTTACAAATTTATGATTTATTATCTAAATATGTTTGATTGTAGTATTCATCCCATTCATTGCTAAAATTTGGTGGAACTGAATATTCTGCATAATCCATACCTGCTTTAAAAGCATTTATTATCTGTTCTTTTTCTTTTTCAAGTGCAGTTTTAAATGATTCTATTTTTAATCTTAACCTCGTATTTTTTTTAAAATCAATTTCTAATTCTTCATTTAATTCTTGCATTGCAGTTTTCATATTATAGTTTTTGCCAAAGCTACTAACTATTTATGGATTTGGGAATGGTAAAGGCAAAACAATAATCGGAGGATTGATAATGTTTTCTATTTGATTTGCTAAACCTAAGTCAATAGAAGCTACATCTAAACCAGTATCTAACCAGCCACAAACTTGGTTATAAGTTAAGTCTGGGTAAGCAGTAAAGTCTGTACTTGAAGGAGTAGCACAAGCCATTGTTCCATAAGAAGAAACTAAAATAGGTTCTCCGCCTACATATTGTTCAGCATCTCTTGTCCAATGCACTACTACTACTACATCAGTTAAACCATCTTCAGTTGGCTTAGTGTCCATTTGGTTTATAATCCATTTGTAAGTTATCATCTTATTTATTTTTTAATTCGTCAATTTCTGCTTTTAACTCTTGGATTGCTTTAACTAAAACTGGAACTAATTTAGAATAATCAACTCCTTGTGGTAAAATTTCGCCTTCTTTATTTACTGCATCTTTTTCTCCATTTACAGCGTAAGGTAAAACTTCTTCTAATTCGTGAGCAATAGCACCAAATGAACGACTTGAATCATTTTTCCATTCAAAATCATACATTTTTAAATTGCTAATTATATTTAAACCATTAAAATCTTTAAAGTCTTGCTTTAGTCTATAATCAGAACTTGTATTGTATGCAGTTGAAGAACCTGTTACCGAAATTGAACCAACTGTTGTAGTAATTTTTCTAAATAATACCACAGTTCCATCGCTTCCTCTTCTTGATAAACCCATAGCTTCAGTAGAATTAGCTGCACAATAAATTGTACCATCTCCGTATTCTACAATTCCATTAGAATCTCCAAATATTGAGAAAACAGTTGATCTACCTATTAATAATGCTCCCCCCGATGTGATACGAATTCTTTCGTCGGGGAATCCGCTTGTTGCAGAAGTTGTATTAAATGTGATTAATCCATTTGAGCTTAGGTTAATAGCAGCAGCTCCATAAGCTCCCGCATCTCTTACCCAAGCTGAACCATTATAATATACATTTGAAGTAATTTGGTTATCTGCAATTCCGCTTCGTCCGTAAATCCTAATATTCCCATTTAAACCAGCTATTTCTAATCTTTCTGTTGGGCTACTTATACCAATTCCTACATTACCAGATTGCAATATTGTAAATGCATTTTTTACGCTTCCGCTATTATATGTATCAATATTAAAACTATGATTAGTACCACTTCTTATCCCAGTATAAGTACCACTTAACCATATTTGACTACCTGTATAAACACTATCACTATCTGCTTTATTAATATTTAGATCATTACCAACATTTAATATTGAATTTGCATTTAATGTACTTGTAAATCTACCAGTACCAGTAACATCTAATTTATATGAAGGACTTGTGTTTCCTATTCCTAAATTACCGCTAAAATATGCAGTTGTTCCAATTATGTTTCCGTTAAAAGTTTGATCATTACTAAATGTTTTTAATCCAGTAATAGTTTGCATTGTATTTGTAGTAACAAAATCTGTTAAATTACTTGTTAAAGCAACTGTTCCACTTACATCTGGTAAATAAATATTTCTATTAGCAGTTAAAAGATTGGTATTTAAAGTCAAGTTGAACGAACCACTTGTGTATGTTATATATCCACCAGTTAAAGTAATTCCGTTACCAAATAATTGCTCATTTGTAAAAGTCTTAATTCCAGTAATAGTTTGAGCAGAAGTTAAATCTACATATGTTGATGAAGTTGGAATATCACTTGTAAGTGCTAAAGTGCCACTTGAAGCTGGTAAATAATACATAGCCGTACTTCCAGTTGGGATAGCATCGCATAAGAAATACGCAAACTTATAACTTGCACTTGAACCTTGATTGAATGCAACTATTAAAGTATTTTTACCTTGTGTTAAAATTGAAGTAGTATCTGTGCCTCCAAAACTATTAGTATTAGATTGTCTAAATATTAAAGAACCTCCAGTAGTTGTATTATCTCCATTGATATTTAAATGATAAGCAGATAATGTATTATTACCTAAATTAACATTTGTGGTTGCTCCAGTATAAGGAACATAAGTTGCTGCGTTAGCTGGAGTATAACCCAATACATTTGCAATCGTCTTATTCTTCCATAAAGAAGTAGAACTTTCATAAGCTAAAATATCATTGTTAGCCAATGAAGTAAACAACACATCGGAACACTCTTCTAATTCTTGTGTATTTTGAATCTTAACCAAGATTGAGCCATTGCCACCTGCTTTTTTAATAACATATCCAATCAATACTAAGTGTGCTGGACTTATTGGCTTTACATTCGTAAACTGACCAGCCGTTTCACTTAACCATAACAAATCTCCTTCGTTGTAAGCTAAAGTATTTAACCCATGTACGATACCGCTAACAGTTGCAAACCCATTAGCACCATTTGCGATTGTTTCAGTAATAACACCTAAAGTAGCAGCCGAAGTTGTTTCACTTGATGCATCCGCTAAAGATACCGAAGGTAATTCCCCAGTTGAGCCAGTAACATAAACTACTTGACCATCCGTTAAAGTTGAGCCAGTATTGTTGTGAATTAAAATAACTTCTTCTTGACCTATTTGCAAAGTAGTTGCTCCAGTTCCAGTTACAACTTTTGGAGTTAAATATGTTGTATCCCAAGACAAAGTTCCTACGCTTGTAGGAGTTCCAGTTGGAGTTGTATCTAATCCTAAGTAACCTCCGCTTAATCCGTATTCGCCTAAGTTTACATTGCTAGTAGCACCAGTATAAGGCACTAAACCAGATAAGAAACTTGTTGTAGGAATTGTGTAACCACTTGCTAAATCAACCGCTAAAGTACCGCTTGTAGTAATTGGAGAACCAGTTACGCTTAATCCAGTTGGTACAGTCATAGCTACTGAAGTAACCGTTCCACTCGCACCACCAGACTTTTCCCAAGTTGTACCGCTATAAATAACCCAATCGCCAACCGCAAATGTAATAGGACCAGCACCAAAGTTTACTGTACCTGCTACATTACAAATATATAAATCGCCAGTATCGCCCACTCCGTTTGTTAAAGTTGGAGTATTAGTTGATGCGTTCCAAGTTCCCAAATAAGTAATAACCGAAGCTGGTAGCTGACTTAATGGAACTTTACCGCTTCCGTCAAGCGTAGCCACACCATTGGCAGTACCAAAACCAACTGAAGATACAACCCCACTTGTTCCAGTTAATACACCGCTTAAATTTCTAACTTTTGCCCCGCTTGTTATTACGATTTGATTTGACATCTAAATTATATTTTTTTATTATCTATTGCAGAAGTCCCCTTACAAATTCCCCAGCTTCTAAAACTCTACTAAAAGTTAAAACACCAGTTACTGAGTTCCATTTTACTTCCTCATCAACTGGAGTACCGCTTGTTATGATAGCTTGTACATCAACCCCACCTCTTGATACATAAAGACAAGTTTTGCCTAACATATCCGACCAAGTGATAGTTGTTTCGCCACCGATTGCAGTATAACCTTTAGAGTAAACCGAACCGCCAACGATAACTGTTCCACTTGGAGTGATTGAAGTACCGCTTGTGCCGTATGCTCCAGAACCTTGCAAACTAACCGAATATGTAGCTATGTCTTTATAAGGACCATTGATTGTTAAACTTGTCATATTACAAGTACCGCTTATAATCACTAATCCGTCAACTCCGTTGTCTATTACAAACTTTACGATAATGCTTTCTCTTGACTGCTGAAGTTCTAAAAGGAACAAATAGCCGTAATTGTCTAAAGTTACCAAGCCATCGCAAGTAATATTCCAACTCGCAATGTCGTTTCTATATTCACGATACCAAGCCGAACTTTGAGAAGTAACTTCTTTTTGATCTACTGTTACATTAAAACTACAATTGGTAGAACACGCAAAAGGTATATCCGTTTCCGTTTCTGCATCATACTTGTAGAGCATTATATTTTTACCTATTACTTTGTCTGCCATATTACAAATTTAACCATAAATTTCTGTTATAATACCACTTGAACTAATCTTGAACGCTGCAAAGTCAACTGGACCAGTTTGTATTTTCCACCATAGAGCCGCACCATTAAACGGAGTAGTTAAAGTTACATCCGAATAATAAACATCGCCCACGCTTGGAACACCTATTGGTAAGTTATTATAAACCACAAATGTCGTAAACGGTGCAGCGTAAGCCTCTTCACGAGTAGCATAAGCCGTTGACCTTAAATGTGAACTTGAAGCTAATTCTCCGCTTAGATTGTTATTAGCGTAAGTAGTCGTTAAAGTAGTTACTATATTCTCGTTGTTTATATCTAATAAAGTACATTGAATAGTATCATTAAATAAATCAATAGTAGAATTACCTAATATGTATTTTTTATCTTCAACGCTTATTTGTGCTGGGTCTGTATCAGTAGCCGTTAATCTCATTGCACCGCTAAATCTTCCGTTAGTAGTATTCATACCCATTAAAGAAGCGTCAATATTGATTACATTCTTATTTAAGCAGTTTGAATATTGCTTTATAACCAAATCACTCAAAGAACGATAAACATCGTCTGGGTATTCGTAACGATACCAACCAATTAAGTTGCTACCACTTGAATTACTTAAAAATCCTCTATAAGAGAAATATCCTTCAGCATCACTATTAAACCCTAAAGGCAAGTCAACTTCTAAAACATACTCTTCAGTATCGTTTATGTAACTTTCAGTCAATAAAGAACTAAAAGCAGGGATTACTTCCATTCTAAAGTTTTGTACTTCAACTGTTCCTACTGTTGCTTTCCAATATGCGGAAGTTAAATCAGCTAAAATTAATTCAAAAGATAAATCTCCGTTATCTGGAGCTGGTGGCAAATCAATACTAAAATTAGCTTTTGCGTTTGCAGGATCAAATGGGTAATAATAATAGTTAGTACCAGTATTTGCCCACTCTTGATTTTCGTTTATGTAATATGTAAAACTTGGAGTAACCAATTCTATTCTAAGAATGAATAAAGCATCTGGACCACTTGCAGGAACTCCAATACCAGTTATGTCAAAAGATATATTTGCCGTTTCGCTTATACCTAATTTTGGCAATTCATCTGGACTTACCCCAATGTCATAAGGAGGTAAATCTGTGTTACTCATTACAAACGAGTTATATTTTTGTTGTGGGTAATCCTTAACATAAATTTGACCATCTGTTTCTCTCCTTTCTGTCCAACCTTCAGCATTCCCTTGAAATGTAGAAATAACTGTAAACTTCTTTAAATCCCAGTTAGTTACATAGTTGTTAGGATATTCAATTTGCTTTTCAAATCTTATTTTGTTGTAACCTTTCCTAAGTATTTTAACTTGGCTATTATCTACAAAAAACGAACCGCTTGTATTCCCAGTATATCCTTGAATCTCACTTGTTAAAGACTTTGTGCCACTTGTTACAACCGAACCAGCTGGACTATATTCCGTAAAGTAATAGCTTGATTGAGCAAACTCTGTTAAAGGAACTATATACCATTTCCCTTGTGCTTGGAATACTCTACTGCCAAAACCTCGTGCAATATTTGTTATTACTTGTAAAGCACTATAAGGATTTTGATTGTCGTTTGTTATTGAAGCGTAGTTAAGATAAGATTGGCTTAATGGCTCGTTTGCCGTTCCAGCACCTCTGTCAACCATATCTGTACTATAAAAACTAATACCGCTTATCAAGTTTAAAGTATATCCAGCACTTGATAAAGCCGTTTGTAATAAACTTAAGCAAGTCGTTCTTTCTACTAAAGTGTAATCCGTTGGCAAAGCGTAAGGTATTCTTTCTAACATACCCAATCCGTCAATTGCGTTAAACGCTAAATTCTTTCTTCCAGTTGTGTAACTGAATTGCACATAGTCGCTTAATGCCCATCCTTGCCATTCTAAAGTTGCACCATAGTACAATTTACACAAATACTTTCTATCATTTAGCGTTGTGAAGTCTGGCATATTTTCCAAATCATCAGTAACATCTAATAATACATTCAATTGACTTGCATAAATAGGCTCAAATATATCATCGCTCTTAGGCAAATATTGTATTTGTATGCTTACCGCAGGATATTCAATTAAATCGCCTACATAACCATCTTCAAGTAAATAAAGTGTCTCAATGCTACCGCTTTTAGTAGCCATTGTTATTTTATATTTATTAGCGTATGCCATTATACTCCTCTTCTAAGGTTTAAGTTAGTGTTTGACCTTTGTAAAGCTAAAACTAAATCACTTCCTTTAAGTACAAATTGTCCACCATTTGATCCAGTTGAACGCATAGCACCTGCATTAAAAGAAGTCGTTAAAAATCCGCTTAATTTGCTCAATGGCATTACCGCCTCGCTTTCGTTCCCTTCTCCAACCATTGTTAAAGTAGGACCAGTTACAATTCCACCTTCAGCCAATCCTCCACCAAATAAACTCGCCAACATTTTTAATAATCCACCTCCACCAGTTGCAGCAGTTGAAGCACCAGCAGTTCCAACTCCTAATGCCACATTAAAAGCAGCTAATAATTCAGCTTTTAAAATAGCAAATCCAATATCTTCAGCAAGTTTTAAAAACGCATTTCCTAAAGCATCTAAAATATTTTCTCCTTTTTTCATTGCATCCCACATCCCACGAATAGCATTAGTTGTCCCAGTTGCTAAAATATTTGCAAAGTTCTTTGCTTGTTCTTCTGCTTTTTTAAAGTTGTCTTCATTATCTTTGAAAAACTGATCTAAATCTCTTTTACCACTTTCAAACGATGCTTTACTTTGTGTTTTATCTTTCCCTCCAAAAGTATCTCCAATAATGTTTTTATACCCTTCTTGATATAAACCCATTTTTGCATTTTCTTCTCTAATTTGCTTTTCTAAATCTGCATCATATAAAGAAACATCTTCAAACTTTAATTTAGATTTTTGTTTTTTTGATTTTGTATCTTGTCTTGAAATATCTGAAGCACCAAAAACACCTGCTAATGTAGCTTGAATTTTATTTGCTTCTTCAGTATATTTTTTTCTTATTTCTTCAAATATTCCAATTTGGCTATTTAATCCATTTTGTAATGCAACTTTTGCCTCTGCTGCTTTTAATCCAATTAATGCTGGATTACCAAATATTGCTGCTAAATAAGAACCAGTTTCTGGAGTTATTGGCTTATTCTTTAATAACTCTAATTCTATTTGTTTCTTTGCCGCTTCCGCTGCTGCTAAATTTGCTACCGACTTTTTAAAAGTCATTTGAACATAAGTATCAGCATAATCAGTCAAAAACTTTTCCGCAGTTGCTAAGTCTTCAGTTTTTGCAATTGTATCTCCTAAAGTTGAATTAAATTCTTTTAAGAATTTATCTTTAGTTATTAACCCATTTTGATAGTCGTTAAAACTATCTTTTAATTTATTTATATCAGTTGAAGCCTTTACATAAGCCTCAGAACCTTTATTTAATAAATCGCTTTCTTTATTAAAAGCATCTCCTAATCCAGTTAATTTATCAGTAATAAATTCTCCTATATCATCTCCAAATTTTATAAATAAAGATGAAACAACTCCTAAAGCTAATCCTATACCTGCTGGACCAGTTAACCCACTAACTAATGATTTAATTGCATTTGCACTTCCTCCAGATTCTTTTTGTAATCTTTGAAACGATTCTAATAATGGGTTTAAGTTGTTGGCAATACCAATAAAACCATAAGGAGCATCTTGTGCTACTCTTGATAAGTTTACTAAAGATTGAGTAGCATCGCCAGTTTTATTAGCGGTATTACCCATTGCATTACTAATATTATTTATTGTACCATTTACATTAGCAATACTTTTTTGTAAATTAGCAATTTTAGTAGTGTCAGTTGCACGACTTAATTGTGATTCAAACTTTTTTAACTGATTTTCAGCTTTTATTAATTCTAATTGAAGCTGGTCGGCATCCATTGCCAAAAGTACCTCTAAGCCTATTGTTTCTGCCATCTTTTTTAATTTACTCCGTACATTTTTAATGTCCTTGCCAATTGGTCATCAGTTAGCATTACTTTCTCTTCATCTTCCTCTATATCATCAAGTTCTGGTATATGCCAGAATGATTTTATGCTTTTAGGCGATTGTTCAGAAGTGCTACTTAAATATACAATATAGGCGAGGTTTCGTGTCCTCGCCCATTCGTTTAATTCTTGTCGTTCCTTCCCCATAACAATTATAGAAAAGTCCTTCCAAGTCATCTCCCAAAACTCGCTTGGGCGTATATTACATTCAGCAGCCTTAACTAAAATATCATCCCAGTTTAGCTTTATTAGACTTTTTTTTTTCTTCTTCTTTAGGTTTACCTTGTACAGAAACAATTGTTGTATTAACTATATATTTTATATAATCAACCAATGGACCTTCAGATACAAAAATTGAGCCTAATTCGTCAATCCAATCACAAGCATCATTCTCTGTAAAAATGATTTCTTCTTTATTACTAACACAAGCCGCCATATATCCTATATGAATTAACTTAACAATATTGTCTAAGTCGTAGTGCGATTTGCTTAATAAGTCAAAGTACTTGTCAATGGTTATACCTTTTGCGTTGCAAAATTCTCGCATCGCCCAAGTTCCCCATTTTAATTTGATTGTGTTGTTGTTTAGTTTTAGTTCGAACATAGGTTATTATACAGTTTCAGTTTGAGTTAATGGAGGTAAAGCTACTGTGAAAGTCGCAGTAAATTTAACATCATCTTTATCAGCTGCATTTACATCAAAAGCAGAGATAAATACTTGACCGCTATAAGTAATATCTCCAGCCGCTGGAGTTGCTTTACCCATTTTCATAGCAAATTGAGTTCCTGCTGCGTGTGCTGCATATAATTGTTGGTAACTATCTTTTGCTGGAGTGCCAGTTTCGTCAATTGCAAAACCTTCCGCTCTAAAAGATTGAGTGTAAGAAGGACCTGCTTGAAATTGGTCGCCACATTTAGAAGTTGCATCAATTACATTCAAAGTTGATGTTAATGAGTTAGATGTAAGACAAGCAACCGGTTTAAAAGTTGAGTCTCCGTCTATGTCCGCTAATAGGATGTAATCCCTTGCTGATACTTTAGTTTCTGCCATTTTATTTAATTTTGAGTTATTATTATGTTATATGTTATAATCGTTCTAAATACATTATCAATTGGGTTTATTCCGTCTAAGTTTCTGATACTTTGAACATAAAGCGTTGAACTATAAAAGCCATTTGCTAATGTTATGTCCGTATCTGAATTTATAGCAGTTAAAACCAAGTTGCTAATTTCTTCAGCTCGTTTATAGCCAAAGTTAGCATTTTTTGTAACAATGTCCACATCTATACTAATAGAGTTTGTATAACCGCTTTTACCTTGTTCTTGGCTTGATGTTCTACCTTCCATTACTATATATTCGCTTCCAGCACCGTCTGGTGCAATACCATCATAAACAGTTAAGCCACTTGCACTTGTCAAGTTAGTATAAAACCATTTCTTTATTTCTATATTAGGATTAAGCATTTAATATCTCTTTTATTCTTTTTATTAATTTTGGTTTTTCTTGCTCAAAAGCTGGTATTAAAAAAGGTTGAGGTCTTAATCCTTTTCTTAAAATACTTCTTGCTATTAAATAAGCCGTTGACCTATCATTTTTACCGCTTATCCCTTTTCTTTGTACCCAAAGCATTATTGCTTCAATCATTTCTTTAAATGTGCCACCAGATTTTCCTTTAAATCTTGCTGCGTATTCTGTATAGTCAGCTGGTACGCTTACTTTACCGCCAGTTCCAAACTCTACATAAGGAGCATATTTTGCCGTTGCCTTAATACTAAATATAAAATCGGAACCTTTACCATCCTCGCTTAAAACAATACTATTTCTTAATTGACCAAAATTTACTGGAGCAAGTCTTTTAGCAGTACTTTGTATCTTTAAAGCAGAAGCATTAAACTCGTCTTTTATTTGACCTTTTGCTTTTTCATCAAGTTGCTTAAACTTTTTATACAATTCAGCAAATCCATTAACCTCAAATGTAATTTGGTCCATTATCTATAAATTACAAGTTCGTAAAATCTATGCTGGTTTTCTACATCCTTAATAGAGTGTATTGTATATCTTGAACCTTCAATCTCTACTTCGTAAGTATCTGTAATAGTAACACCAAAACGAATATAAAGCCTCATTTTTTGGTCAAATTGCAATTCCGACTCATCTATCTCTCTTACCTTATTATCTGGTCTTAAATCGCCCCAAACTGTGCTTTGATAGGCAAAAGTCGTAGTGTACCCACCTTGACCATCGCTTGTGCGTGTTGGTGCGTATAACAAGACTTCTCTCGTCATTGTGTTAGCGTCAATATAAACCGATTTTGCTTTGCCTAATTTCATACTATAAGATTGGTGAAACTCTTGTCCATCTTTGACAAGCCTTCCAAGTTTTATTACAAATTCCAGTATCGCTATCTAAACCTCTATTCTCGTAGTCATAGCTTACTTGGTCCAAAATAGCCACTTTTAAATCAGTTGGGATAGTTGTATAACCAGCCTCGTAAACTGCTTTTAAATTAGCGTATTTAGGGTAAACTAACTTAGGGAATTGGTCGCCTATTAGTTGCAAATCCGTTCCAGTTACTTCTAAAGCGTTTTGCTCCATATCAAATAATTCAAATGTTTCTATATCAATAGGACCAAACGGAATCTCAAAGTTCCCACTAATATTATTAAAATAAGTAGTGATTTCCTTAGGGATTAGACTTAACCCAGTTGCTACTTCCACCGCTTCCCTCGCTTGTGTAATAAGCGTTGAAAATAAAGTATCTTCCGTTGAAGTGCTAACTCTACAATAAGCCTTAGCTTCCGCAACTGTTACTGGCTCTGTTATTGGAGCGGTTGGGGTTGCCGTAAAGTCATTGATATAATTTGAATATGCCATTGTAATCTTTTTACAAATTTAATCATTTATTCCTATTCTTTGCTGCTTCGCTTAACTTCCTTCTCCATTCGTCTGTAATAACCCTATTTTTTAGCTTTTGCTTATGTTCTTCGCTAAATGTACGACCTTTTAAAGATTGGCTTATTTTTTTCTTTACCTCATCTGTTTTTGCAACTCCAATTTTTGCTTTACTCATTTTTTCTTTCCATTCATCACTAAACTTTCTACCTCTATTAGCATTACCAAGTTTTTGTCTTGACTCAAGACTTAAATTTCTTGTTTTATTATATTCTATTAAAGCATTTATTGCATTTATATGTGCTTTTCTTCCTTTTAGGCTTTCACTTATTTTCTTTTTACTTTCTTCGCTATGTCCACCAGTAAAATGCTCATCCTTTACTAAAATGCAGTTCAACCCATTACTCCCAGTTGATTTATACATTTCTTGAAAATGCCTTTCCCACTTAGTTAATTCTTCAACACTACATTCTTTAATTAAACTAATCTTATGGCTTGAATAACCATACTCAACAAAAGACGCATAAAGTCTTGGTTGTTGTTTACATTTCAAAAGTCTATAATGCCTTAATCTTCTATCATAGTCGATAGTTTGACCAATATAAACTTTGCCTTTAGGATTTATTATTTTGTATATTCCTATCATAAAAAAGGGGCGTGGCTTTTGAACCACACCCCAAAGATAGGAAAGTTATTTCAACATAAGGTTAAAATCTTATACATTACCCATATCCGCATAAATCGCTGATGTTGTAAGCATTAAATTTATGTCTTCGTAGCATTCTATGCGAGCAGTTACTAAGTTCTTTTGGAAGTTATCTCCATTCTCATAAGAGAACTCGATAGCTAAACCTTCAACTTCAACACGCTCTAAGTAGCTTGAATCAAAGATTAACACTTTGTCATCAGTTACCCAAGAAGCAGATACTACTGGTACACCCCAAATTGTGATACCGCCGTTAGGAGATACGATTACAGAACCGTTACCAGCATAGTAACCAGCGGCAACAGTAGCTTTCAATAATCTACCCATTTGAGTTTGAGATACTAAAGCATAAGAAGGAACGAAGTTTGCAGTCTTTTGGTTACCGATGTAATCAATCAATTGTAATAAATCGTTAGTTTCCGCAGTTGTAGTAGAACCAGTTGCAGCACCAGAAACAGTTGTGAAGAATGCAGCGTTCTCAGCCTTGAAGAAATCTCTTTGTAACATTCTTGGTAAAGTTTGAGTCATGAAAGGCAAAGACTTCAACATTTGCTTAGAGAAAGTTGAGAAACCAGCTAAGTAGTCGTTTACAACTTTAACTTCAGTTAAAGAGTAGTTGTTCTCGCCTTTATCAGCACCTTCAGTTTGAGCACCAATGTTGTTAGTCAAACCGCTATTCTCACGATAGTAAACATACAAACCGCTTTCGCTTCTAACAGTAGGGATTAAATCTCTAAAGTTGATGCTTTGTGCTGGTTGGATTGCTGGGTTTGGAGCGTAAGACGCTTGAGCATCACCTGTTAAGTTACCAGATAAAGTCATTGTCTTAACATCAGATAAGTCTAAACGATATTTACCGTTATTCTTTAAAGACTTCTCCATTGCATCAAAATTACCGTCTAATTTCTCTAAGATAACTTCGTCAATGTGCTTTACTTCTTTCTTAGCAGCTTTCTTTTGTGCAGCTAATTGAGAATCGATTTGTTTTTGTAACTCGTCTTTTACAACAGTTACAGATGCAGCTACTTCTTTAATTTGAGCTTCTGCATTAGCTTGAAAACCTTTAAGGTTCTCTGCCATTTCGTTAATTAAATTTTCCATTTTTACTTTTTAAATAGATTGTTAAAATGTTTGATTGCTTTCAATACTTCTTCGTTACTTTTTTCCTCTACTATTGTTTCAGTCGGCTCAACTGCTTCAGCGGGTTGAGTGATAGTTTCTACAACTTCAAGTTCTAATAACGCAGCTTGTATTTGTTTTATTTGAATCTCCATTAAAGCAAAAGTGTCATCTGTGAATTTGCCACCTCTAAACGCTTTAATCAAGTTTTCTAATCGCAAAGATAATGCTTCTTTATTCTCCTTAAACTCTCCTTTAAAACCTAAAGTTGGAGTTTCTGGATTAGCACCCCATAGAACCGCTGAACCTTCATACAACTTCAATTCTGTAATTGTTCTAATTCCAGTCTTTTGATCTACTGTGCTTTTTAATGTAGTAAAACCGATTGAGTGTTGGTTGATTAAACCAGCTTCGTACAATTTGATTGCATCTTCTCCGCACTCTGTCTCAATCAAGTCAGTTACCGCAACTAACATATCGCCTTCAATGTACAATTCTTTAGGCTTACCTAAAGTATGTGCCATATCTGCTTTATGGTCAACTAAAGACCAAATCATGTTTTTTCCTGCTGGTCCTCTCTCTTTGATAGTCTTTGTGAATGCGTCAGCAACAATAATGTCGCCGTCTAAATCCACATTACCAATGCGAGACCAACACGCTTTAACTGTTCTTGTTTCTGGGGTTATGTCCAAAATCATTTCATCGTAACCCTTTTGTTCAATTTTACTCATAAAACAAAGTTATTAATTTTTTTATTATTGTAACGCTTCAGCGATTAAATTACCAATTTCCATTCCTACTACATTTCCAAGTGTTGCCCAAATGAATCCCATATCTCCTTTTGGAGGATTGTTTTGTAGTGTTTTTAGTTTTCCATTTGCATCTCTTTGAGCTTCAAACGCAACTGTGCAACGACAATTACAAGTATTAGAAGCACTCGCTCCGCTATCGCAAGGATGCATCATTAATTCAGTATTTCCAATATGTGTACCGCCTTTTGCTTTTGGACTTGTTGGAACTTTAAAAGGCTCGTCAAAGTTTGCCTTAACTCCATCCATAACAAGATGGTCAGCGTAACTTGGCGGCATTCTTCTTGTTCTTGCATCTCTGGCTGAAATCCATTCTTTAACAGTTACTAATCCAGTTGCAGTTGCTCCAACCATAGCACCTAAGTTAGCAGCACGACCCGTTTCCGTTCTTGCTATCAACTCGGCTCTAAAGTCAGTAATCCCAGCTTGTCTAAGCATTGGGATAAGTTCTTGAATTGATAAGTTTTGTTCAAATCCTTTTTGTAGGTAAGCGGCAATTTGATTAGCCGTTGTCTGGGTAATTTCGTCTGCTATTGCTCCAACTCCTTGCCTTTCTAAAAACTGAAGGATTACATAGGCATAAATATCGTTTTGGCTCATCTTAACCTCAAATGGCTCACAAAATCCTTTTGTAGCCTTTTTAACGGACTTATTTGTGTCCTTAGCCATCTTTGTACCCAAAGCGACATGGAGTTGCTTAATTGTCTTTGCAATGCCCTTAGAACTCATTGCAGCATAATCTTGGGTACGGCAAAATGTATCTACTTGCTTTTGCAGTTCTTTTTTGAACTTAGGCGAGTAAGTCTTTAGTGCGTTTAAATATAACTTCCTATAATCTTGCCAAATCATTTGTTTGGATTGTATGCCCAGTTCTTTAGAGATATATCCCTTTTAGATGGGCAAGTTTTAGAAACTGGTTCTCCTTGTTCCATATTTTTCATACGGCTAACAAAACTAATCGTTCTATTTGCTGACTTAACTTCGTTTGCACCCCACTCGCTTTTTTTCTTGCTAAGTAAGTTTAAGTTTCTTGTTATTGGTCCTCTGTCTAAAGAAGCTAACTTAGAACATTGTGTTTCACTCCAAGCCTTTAACTCCGAATAAGACATATTTATAGTATCGTGATACTTAGAGTAAACTTCGTCTATAATCTCGGTTAGGTCGGATTTTAACTCAACCTTTAAATCAAATAAGCTATCAATTAACTCTTGACTATTCATTTGGTAAGTTTAATGGTTGAAAGTCATCAACTGGTTGCAAAGAACTTGGGATATAAAGTTTCTCCATTTCAGTTTCATCAATGTACTCTGGAATTTCTAATCCCATAATATCCATTTTTTGTTTAGGAGCAATCCACCAAGCCTTATCTAACCATTCTACTTGTTCGCTCTTATTAGCTTCTAATTCTCCGTAAACTGATGCGTCAAAATCAATATAAATATTTGTTCCTCTATAACCCCAATCGCTATGCAACTTTCTATTGATGTTATCACGCATTCCGATAAGTAAAGGTAAAGCACATCTTAAAGTTAAAGCCTTTTCTCCTTCTCGTTGGTTATTGTATGTCTTGTTCTCGCTATCGTTTAATAATTGTGCCGGTACTCCGTAAATATTGCAAAGTGCTTTCATATCCCACTTTTCACTCTCAATAATGTCAAGTTCTACCGGACTTAATCCTATTTGTTTCCAATCTACTTTATAACCACTAACTGCAATTGAATTAAAGTTAGCCGCTCCACCTTTCTCGCTTACCGCTCTTTTTAATGCTTGTGCTTGTTGGCTTCCACTTATTGGATCAAAGCGTTCATCGTTCATAAAAAGAACTCCAGCTGGACCACCATTCTGGAAAGATGCAACCGCCGCAGTCTTGGCTTCGTTCGAACGAGTCAAGTTTCTCGCAGCAGCCATTAACGGAGATTGACCATACAATTGATTTCCAGTAGTATTCCATTGTGGGTTAAAGTATTTGTCTTGTAATATTTCTTGTTTACTAAAATCCCATAAAGGACCATAGTTTAATTGATAACCAGCTATTGTTGGCGGAAATGCCATTGTGTTAGCTATAATGTACATATATTGAGAAGGAAGTACAAATAACTCATAAGGTTTACCAGTATTAGCACCGCCCTCAATCATTTTAGCATACACAAAAGAGTTACCAGTAATTAACTTAAAACCTGCCCAAGCCTCAATCAAATCGCTCCAAGTATCTTCTTCGTTAGGGTATTTAAGTAACTCGTTTAATCTTGAATCTCCAGTGTATAATTCAAATGCTTTTTTATGAAGATTATTTACTTCCTTCCAGTTTTCAATCTTATCTGGTTGGCTCATTAAAGCCTTGTATTTCTTTGCTGAAACTTCATCAACTACTTTGTAAACATGCCACGGGGCAATCTTTGCTTTATCAGTAATTAGCTTTACAATTGAATAAACTATATCGTTAGCTTGGTAGCCTTCGTTTACAAAACTAATATTATCGCCACCTTGCCAAGTTACTATCCCTTGTTGTATTGCTACTTGTCCGTTAAAAGGTATGTTAGGCAAAATAGTGTTTAGCTTCTGTCTTTTCTTCAAGAAGTCAAATAATCCCATTTGTGTATATTTTAGTCAAAGTTACTTATTTTGTATTAAAATACGCTCACTTGAAATTTAGGAGTGTATTCAAAAACCATTCGCATTGCAAGACAATCGCTAAAGTCTGGAGAACGACCTATTAACGCTTTCACTTTGTCTTTAGGAATAATCCCTTTTTTGCCGTCATTATCAACTGACTTTTGTTTCACTTGCTCTAACTCTTGAATAATCTTTTCTTTGATTGTTCCAGATGCGTTTATAAATATCTTGTTATCGTTTATGAACTCTGATAACTTGTAATAGCATTGCGACTTAAGGTTATCAAAGTTTTCCTTTTGTCTTGTTACTGGGTTTTCTAATGGAGAACTATTATTTACAAAGTTCTTGCAACCTGCAATCATATCCGCAACTCCACCGCCAACACCATCGGAATCCACAACAACTTGGGAATTTGGTATTTGAAACTCCGCTTGAAAGCGTTTGATTATTTCAGCCACTTCAACAACCGATTTACCATTGTACTGATGTAGCTTAACCCTAAAGCCATCCCAGATGCCAATAACAGTGCTATCGCTACCAAAACGAGCAACATCACAACTAATATAGCGTGGACCAGTAGGTAAATAGCCGCTATTAAAAGTGTCAAGAATTTTATCATAGTCTATTAATGTTGATGGATCGTTGGAATATTCCCAGTTACCAAATAGCAAACGCTCCTTTGAAACTGTGTCTAAGGTTAAAAGGTTTTCTTTATAGTGCTTTGAGATGAATGGGTTATCGTCAATGAGGGAAGGAATAAAGCGTTTATTAGGTGCAATCGTATTATCTACTTGTGGTTTGTAGAACTCGGAATAGGTCCAATTCTTTGCAGGGTTACAAGTGTAAAGCACTTTAGGAATAAGATTGTTCTCGTCTAACTGAAATCTAATTCTTGATTTGATGATGTTTCGTGCCTTATCTTCTATTTGGTTTGCCTCGTCAATAAACGCATCGGTTATTTCTAACGAACCTAATTCATCAAAGTTTGGATCGGAAGGATAAGCATAAAGGTCTTTTAGTAGAATTACTGATCCGTTAAATAATTCTATTTGGCTCATTTGTCCGTTGTACTTGTAATGCTTACCAGCTTCTAAGCCTTGTAACTTAGCTACTTGAAAGAACGAAACCAATGTAGTTTCTTTAAGTGTCTTTAGGACTGCACGACCTATCAAGCCTCTTGTATTTGGATATTTCAACCTTTGCTTTAACTGCCAATAACAA